AAACATCAAACGATGCAGTAACGCCTCAGCAAGGTTCTGAGGATTTACAAGGTATGTATGCTGCCTACAAAAAGCAAAAAGAAGTAAAGAAGAGATTATCAAAAGAAGAAATACTTGCAAAGTATTTCACTCCACGAAGAGACAGAGAAATCTTTCGTGCATTGCCTCCAATCAATCGTGACCCTTCCGTCCCAATGATTGACAGATATTTCGAAAAGGCATACTTTCACGAAGTAAAAGCTGGAAAAAAATTCAAAAAAGTTTCTTGCCCTGCACACAACGATCCAAGCGTTCAAGCTCTCGATAAAGAAACAGGAAAACCTGCTATCGACCAAAATGGTAACCCAGTAATGGTTAGACCTTCATGCCCATTGTGCAAAAAAGCAAAAACATTGCTTGCTACTCAAGATCGTTCTATTCTTGCAAAGACAAAAGGTAAAAAGAAAGAAGAACTTGAAAAGACACTCACTACCGAGGAATTGAGAATTGTTCAAAAGAACAAAGACATCTATACCGAAGCTAGTAAGATTGAAGCAAAAAAATATTACGTATTGCGTGGTATTGACAGAGGTGCTGAAAAAGATGGTGTTAAATTCTGGAGATTCAAGCACAATTTTAAGAATCAAGGAACATACGATAAATTGATGGCCATTACCGAAGATTATTCACTTCAAACTGGAGATTTTACGGACATCAATAAAGGTACTGATTTCAGTATCGTAGTTATCGATGCACAAATTCCCGGTAAGAGCTACACCTATCGTGATATTTCAGCAATCATCCCAAGAGGCCCATCAAAGTTGAGCAACGATCCTATTACTGAAAAGCAATGGCTCGAAGATAAAACTAAATGGAGAGATGTGTTTAAGCCTATCACTGCACCTAAAATTGATGCACATAAGTTCCTTGAACTTGCTGCAGAAGATTTGAAGGATGCGTCAGGTAAGGTCATTGGAACAAATGCACCATACTATGATGACACTGATGGAAATAACAAAAGATGGGTTATTCCTAACCATCCTGATCTTGAAGCAGAAGCTAATAGAAGAGATGAAAATCTCAATGCTGAGGATGAGTATGTTGATGAGGATAGTGATTTGGCTGTAGCAGCAACAACTGTTGTTACAAACAACAACACACCCCAAAGAGACATCACCACAATTACAGATAATGATGTGAAGACATTCAATCATGGATCAGTTAATGTTGGAAGTGCTCCCGTAAAACAGGAAGCATACGATGACTTGCCGTTCTAAGAGTTAGAAAAAATACTCATTAGACTAACAATAAAGAAGGGAGCCTATGCTCCCTTCTTTATCAATAACCTTATTTCATACACATTATGAAATGGAATTACAACCAAAGAAAGCAACAGCAAAAAAAACCTATTCGTTAAATGATTTTAAAAAGAAAATAGGTGGAGAAGATATACCTGACAAACCATTAGTTTGGTTCAATTGTTCAGAAGCATTACAGCAAGCAACAGGACTCCCCGGTTTTCCAAAGGGATATGTTGGATTAAGTAGAGGATTTACAAATACAGGAAAATCCACTGCAATAAGTGAAGCATTAGTTTCGGCTCAAAAATTGGGAGTTCTTCCAATTATTATCGATACTGAGAATAACTTAGGTATGGAGAGACTCAAGAAATTGGGTTTCAATTGGGATGATGATTTCTATATTGATATAGATAATCAATATCTTTTAAATAATTTTGGAAAGAGAAAGAACAAGGATAAGAAAGAGGCCAGTATTGAAGACCTTGGAGATTGTATTAACAGTCTTCTCGATAGACAAGATAATGGCGAATTACCTTATGATTTATTGTTTTTTATAGACTCATTAGGAACATTGGATTGTGATATGACGATCAATGCTAAATCTAATGATACTAATCAGAACAATATGTGGAATGCAGGTGCTTTTGAAAGAGCATTCAAAGGATTGGTTAACTACCGTATCCCTGCGTCCAGAAAAATCAATTCAACATACACGAACACAATGATCGCAGTTCAAAAAATTTGGACACAAGGATCAGCACCTATGATTACTGTAAAGCATAAGGGCGGTGAAGCATTTGCGTATGGTGCTAGATTGATTTATCATCATGGTGGTATTATGTCACATGGTACTAAGGCAATTGGTGCAACGTATGGTGGAAAAGATATTTTATACGGCATTAAAGCAGGTGTATCAGTTTTCAAAAACCAAATTGATGGCCCATTGGGTGGTATTTCACTCGAAGGTAATGTGATCTCAACACCACATGGATTTATCGGTGCAGATGCTGAATCTATTGCAGCATACAAGAAGAAACATATTCAATTCTTCAAAGAAGCACTCGGTAACGATGTTAGTGCAGATGATATGGAAACAAGAGAAATTGACGTAACTAACACAGAAGAATAAGAATGAGTTCAATTAGAACATTACTTGTCGATAGTTCATATTTGCTAAAAAGATCATTTCATGGAGCTAAAAATAGCTATACCAAAGCTGGCTTCATGGGTGGTCTTTATGGCTTTATGACAACGGTGAGAATGCTTGTAAAACAACATCAAATTAATAAGGTTGTATTAGTATGGGATGGAGAAAATGGAGGCATTGAGAGATATAGACTAGATAATAAGTATAAATCAAATCGTGTTGATAAGTCTTGGTTTAATAGAATTGAATTGACTGATGCTGAGATTAAGGAGATGGAAAAGAAGAAAGAGTCCATTTTAGTTCAAAAAATTAAAGTACAATGCTATGCCGAAGAACTCTTTTTAAGACAAATTCAAGTTCATCAAATAGAAGCAGATGATTTAATTGCGGGTTACATTCTAAAAAATTCGAAAAAGGAAGACATCATACTATTCACTAATGATAAAGACTTCCTTCAATTACTTGAATATGGTATCAAGATCAAATTAGATACTCATGATACCATGATTAGTGCTGGTAATTTCTTTATGAATTTTCCGTACCATTACAAAAATGCGTTGACAATGAAAATCATTTGTGGTGATACTAGCGATAAGATTGACGGTGTAAAAGGGGTACAAGAAAAGACTTTATTAACACATTTTCCTGTTTTGGCTGAACGATATGTTCCAGTAAAAGAAATTTGTCAACTAGCGAAAAAAATCAATGAAGAAAGACAAGTACAAAAATTAAAGCCTCTTGCTGCCCTTAATAACATTAACAATAGTATTGAACGATTGAAACTCAACCATGAGCTAATTAATTTGAGTAAGCCATTTTTAAATGAGGAAGCGATACAAGCCTTAAATGTTTTGGAAGAACCATTAAGCGATGAGAATCGTGGAAGCAGTAATCTCTACAAATTAATGCAGGAAGATGATTTCCTTTCACTGTATTCGAATTATGGTGATTTTGTAAATTACGTTGAACCATTCTACACTGTGATCTCAAGAGAAAAAGTTTTATATAAGGAGTTCAAAAAAATGTTGAAAAAAATTAGCTTATGAAATATTTTTAGGCTATAATTGCTATAGAACAAAACACAAATAACTAAGTTATAAAAATATGGAAGACAAGAAGCAAGAAAATAATTTTAAGTTTGGTCTCTTTTTGAAACAGGAAAACGTTACTGAGAAAATATTCAGTGCGGATTTATATAATCCTGTAGTAAGATATTCGGTAAACATTCGTGAGATGATTCCTAAGATTATTGGGTCATTACAGGGTGTTCTGCAGAGCAAATCGAAGGATTTGACTTTTGTTGATGACCATGACTATAACTCATTGGAGTTTTACAAAAGCTTGTGCGAGATAAACAATCTCGATTATTTCAAATTGAAAGTACCAGTACAGTATCCGAAATCAACCGTTGGCCCTGATACGAAACATTATCAAAAAAGGGGCGGTACTGAATTTAAATTCGGTCTTTACATTAACGCAAACACGATAGTAGAGAGAAATTTCTACGTAGATAATTACAATCCAGAATCAAGATTTTCATTAGAATTGATTGATGCTGTCAACCTCATCGTTGAGAACATAAAAAACTACCTTAAAAATAGTGATCTAAACCACATGTGGGATGATTATAAGATAATCAATACCTACGGTTTAAATATTCAACAAGTCAGAGAGCTTTCTAGAGAAAGACGTGATGAATTTCTGAGAAAAATAGGGGATTATAATTTTATCGAACGTGTTCGCATAGATTATAATAAACAACCAGAATTCACTGTTTAATATTTAAAAGGGAAAGATCAAATGAGCGAAGTTGTAAGCAGTTCCAAGGATTCCCTTGGATATTTGGGGCCGTCATATCAGTTAAAAGTACTTTGGCAGATATTGACAGATGTTGAATTTGGAAATGAAATTGTACCAAATTTACATAGTTCGTATTTTGATATTCCTGTTCAGAAGAAATTACTGAATCTAATAAAGAAGTATCTCGATCAAAACGAGAAGGTTCCTCAATTGGGAAATGTTAGCATGGTAGAGTGCATTAATGCATCGAATTATGGTGACGTTGAAAAAGAGGAATTGTTAGGAACAGTTAAGAGAATCTACAACTGGAATAAAAGTGTCCAAATTGGAAGCCATGATGACGATGGTGAAGCCACACAACGCTATGTGTGGTTATTTGTTAAGCAACAGGAATACAAAAAGTTTGCTGATAGAATATACGAGAAAATCAAAAAGGGAACATTAGAATCAAATGTCTTTGAATTCGAAGAGGATATTAAAAAAATATCGCTTCTAGGCATTAAAGATGATTATGGAAAAGACATTTTTGAAGATGTTGAGTCAGCATTAATTGTAAACTTTCGTAATCCTATACCAACAGGTATTGGTGCTATTGATTTAGCAATGGGTGGTGGACTTGGTACAGAAGAAATAGGTATTATCTTAGCACCATTTGGTGTGGGTAAAACAACAATTCTTACGAAGATAGCAAATACTGCATTTGAAATGGAAAAGAATGTTCTTCAATTAGTGTTTGAAGATAAGGTCGATGAAATTCGAAGAAAGCATTATGCTATATGGTCAAAGATTCCGTTAAGTAAATTTGAAGTATTGGAATCGACCCCCGAAAATCTAACGGGAAAAATAATGAATCCAGAAGTACTAGAAAAAGTAACTGAGTATCGTGCAGAACGTGAAAGACTTCAATTGGGTGGTCGTCTAATCATAAAAAAATTGCCTCAAGAAGATATTACGCTTCCATATATAAAGAATTGGATTTTAAATTATCAAAAGAATTTCAGTATCAAATTCGATATTGTTGTATTGGATTATATCGATTGCGTAGAATCACATAAACCTACTAATGGTGATGATTTAAAAGCTGAATTGATAGTAATCAAAGCATTTGAATCGATGGCTGCAGAATTAAAGATTCCTTGTTGGACTGCTGTTCAGGGTAATAGACAATCGGTTAGTGCAGAATTTGTTCGTGCAGATCAAATGGGTGGTAGTATTAAAAGAGCACAAAAGACACACTTCTTAATGTCAATTGCTAGATCGCAAGATCAAAAACAAGAAAACACTGCAAACATGCAAATTTTGAAAGCAAGATTTGCTAAAGATGGTTTTGTGTTCGAAAATGCAATATTTAATAACGATACGCTAGAAATTAGATGTCTTGAAAACTCAAGACCAAAGCCGAAGCCTAAAATAGCTACTGGTGAGGATAAATCGTTGGATTCAGTACTGGATGTGAAGATGCGTAACGAATACATGTCTAAATCAGCCAATATTGGAACAGAGGATTACATGGCAAAAGAAAAGGAAGTAAAATCATTGATTCAGCAATCAAATGCTTTTATGAACGAAAATAAGCCTGAGAATAAAACGGAAAATTTTATTGAGCCTGATACCCTTGATACGATTTAAAAACACAAAGGGCTGATCTTTAGTGAGATAAAATTTTTACAAAGTACCCTAAAATTATGAAGTATTTTGTATTTATATTTACCCTTCGAAGGTTTAAAATAACTAAAAATTATAATGACATTTGACTTTGATTATTTCAAAGAATGGATGTTTTTTACAAAAAAATAAAAACATGGGATCACATAACGTAATTGCTGATGATATAACGACATCAAAAAAACAAAACAAACAAACATACACGAGAGAAGAAGCATTAGAGGCTTCATTGAAATATTTCAATGGTGATACATTGGCTGCAGAAGTATGGATTAACAAATATGCATTGAAGGATTCGCAGGGTAAGCTTTATGAAAAGACACCCGATGATATGCATAGAAGAATTGCCAAGGAACTAGCAAGAATAGAGAATAAGTATGATAATTCAATTGATGAAGAAGTCATATTTGATTTAATTAAAAACTTCAAATATATCGTACCACAAGGTAGTCCAATGTCTGGTATAGGAAATGATTTTCAAATTGTTTCATTATCTAATTGTTTTGTTATTGGAAATGATGTTGATTCAGATTCGTATGGTGGTATATTTAAACTAGATCAGGAGTTAGTTCAACTACAGAAAAGACGTGCTGGTGTTGGATTGGATTTATCCTTTGTAAGACCTAAAGGATCACCAGTAAAAAATTCAGCCTTGACTTCAACTGGTATTGTTCCTTTCATGGAACGTTATAGCAACTCAACAAGAGAAGTTGCACAAGATGGACGTAGAGGTGCTTTGATGGAATCCTTTTCAATCAGACATCCTGATGCAGAAGATTTTATCGATGCTAAAATGACGCAAGGTAAAGTAACTGGTGCTAATGTGTCTATGCGTCTACATGATGATTTCATGGAAGCGGTTGTAAATAACACGAACTACACTCAAAAGTATCCTGTTGATTCTACAACTCCAAAAGTTACGAAAGAAATTGATGCAGCTAAACTATGGAAAAAAATCATTCATAACGCATGGAAATCGGCAGAACCCGGAATATTGTTTTGGGATACCATCATCAACGAATCAATTCCTGATTGTTATGCTGATCAAGGATTTAAAACGATCTCAACAAATCCATGTATTGCTGGTGATACATTAATTGCAGTTGCTGATGGAAGAAATGCGGTATCAATAAAACAATTAACAGAAGAGGGTAAAGATGTACCTGTTTACTCTGTAAATACGACAACTGGTCAAAGAGAAATTAAATGGGGTAGAAATCCGAGATTAACAAAGAGTAATGTTGAGGTTTGGAAATTAAAATTAGATGATGGTAGTGAATTAATTGCAACTCCTGATCATAAAATTTTAACTAAGAATTTAAAATATGTTAATTTAAAAGATTTAAAAGAAGGTGATTCGTTAAATCCATTTTATAGTTTTGAATCGAACGGATATAGACAAATATCATCGGTAGGTAAAAAAATGGTTGGTGGTGCTTTTAGAAATAGAAGACAATATAGAATTATTCATGAATTTTTTAGTGGAATTGTTGTCGATAGTAAAACACATGCTATTCATCACAAAGATTTTAATTCATTAAATGATGCGTATGATAATTTAATGATGATGCTTCACGAAGATCATAATCAATTACATTCAAGTAAAATGATTGGTAATAACAATCCATATCATAGAATGACGGAAAAATGGAAATTAAAATTTGCTACACATAATGGCGAAGAAAACGGAAGATATTCTGGACATTCTAATGATGAATTGATTGAAGAAGGTAAAAAAATATTTGCTGAATATGGAAAAATCACACATAAAATGTGGGGTGAACATGCTAAGAAAAATGGATTACCACAATTTATTGGAAATGAGTTCAGATTCAAATCTTGGAATAATTTCAAGAATCAAATAGCTACAAATCATAAAGTTGTATCAGTTGAATTCTATGGTTATGATGATGTGTATAATATAACTGTTGATGATAATCATAATTATGATGTTATTACTAAAACAAGTGATGATAAATATATAACATCCGCAGGTATTACTATTAAAAATTGTGGAGAAATTACCCTCTGCGCCAATGATAGTTGTAGATTAGTTGCAATCAATTTATACAACTATGTAGTCAATCCCTTTACAAAAAATGCTTACTTTGATATTGATCTTTTTAAGAAGCATGCTTATATAGCAGAGAAATTAATGGATGATATTATCGATCTCGAATTAGAAAAGATTGATAAAATAATTGCAAAGATAAAGAGCGATCCAGAACCTGATGAGATTAAGAGAACAGAAATGAATCTCTGGAAAAACATTAAAGATAAGTGTATTAAAGGAAGAAGAACTGGTTTGGGAATTACTGCAGAAGGAGATATGATTGCTGCATTGAATTTAAGATATGGTTCTGATGAGTCTCTTGATTTCGCTGAAAATATTCACAAGACATTGAAACTTGCTGCATATCGTGCATCTGTTGATATGGCTAAAGAACGTGGAGCTTTCCCTATTTGGGATGGCGATTTAGAAAAGAATAATCCATTTGTTCTTCGTATTAAAAAGGAAGACCCTAAGTTATATGCTGACATGATGAAGCATGGGAGAAGAAACATTGCGCTACTCACTATTGCTCCAACTGGTAGTGTTTCAATTTTAACACAAACAACTTCTGGTGTTGAACCAGCATTCTTAGTCTCTTACATGAGAAGAAGAAAAATTAACCCACAAGAAAAAAATGTTCGTGTCGATTTCGTTGACGAAGTTGGTGATAGTTGGCAAGAATATCCAGTCTTTCATCATAAGTTCGAAGTGTATTTGAATGCTAAAGGACTTGATGTAAGTGAAGTGAAGGGATACACTAAAGCAGAGATTGAAAAATTAATTGAGAAATCTCCTTATCACAAATCAACATCAAATGATGTTGATTGGGTAAAGAAGGTAGAAATGCAGGGACGTATTCAGAAACATGTTGACCATTCAATATCAGTTACAGTTAATTTACCGAATGAGATTACCGAAGAAATTGTATCAAAGGTATATGAAACTGGTTGGAGAAGTGGATGTAAGGGAATGACAGTATATCGTGATGGTTCACGTTCTGGTGTTCTTGTAAGCGAATCTACAAAAAAAGAAAAAGAAGTTGAGAAAATGTTTAAAGATAACCATGCTCCCAAAAGACCCAAAAGATTGAAAGGTGAGATCATGAGATTCCAAAATAATCTAGAGAAGTGGATTGGAGTTGTTGGATTACTTGACGGAAGACCTTACGAAATTTTCACAGGAAAATTAGAAAATGGATTGAGTGAATTATCATCATCGATTAAAGAATGTGAAATTGTAAAGAACAGAAATGAAGATGGTAGTTCTAGATATGACATAGAATACATTGATCAAGATGGGGAGAAGCAATCGCACAAAGGGTTATCGCATACTTTCAATCCTGAGTTTTGGAATTACGCTAAATTGATCTCATCAGTGTTAAGACATGGTATGCCAATGATTTATGTACAGAATTTAATCAACTCATTGAATTTAAATGATGAGCATTTGAATACTTGGAAGAATGGTATGGCCAGAATTGTCAAAAAATATATCCCTGACGGTGAAAAAGGTACTGGAAAGTGTCAGAGTTGTGGAGGTGATAGTCTGCAATATATTGAAGGGTGCTTAACTTGTAAAAGTTGCGGAAGCAGTAAATGTGGATAATATGCAGATTTACAGCTATTTAGGTACGGAATGCTGGATATATTCCTTGTATGTTCAAGAAATTTTGACAGAAAAAGAAAAAAATTATAACCTTTTATAGTTTTTTACGTATTTATCATTACCTAATTTGAGAAATAAGGTAAACAAAAATTTATTTTATAAAAGACTTGACTTGCATGTAGTAATGTTGTAAGTTTGTCTTCTCAATTAGATACTACGGGGATGTAGTATAGTGTTTAGTACACCGCCCGAAAAGGGGTGGAAACAGGTGGTTTAATTCCCCTTATCCCCACAGAAGAAATTGTTCTTTGAAAATCTTCAAAATATGGGCTGCTTGAAGTCCATGAGATAAAGCCAGTAATGGTTATAAAGGGGCTGTGGTAAGAACACCATAGTTTCGACCTCTCACCGCAAGGTGAAGGGTACAATCAAGCAAGCGTTGTGTTTGATGTTTATGAGTCGAGGGTCTTACGACTGTAGACGATTAGATTTCAAGTCTGACTAACGGAGTCAGAATAAGTATTGAAAGATACGATCATAAAACGTAGGATATGGTTTGAAGTCCCGCAAGGACATAGAGCTATGGCCAATTAGATTTAGTTTTTGTTGCCAAAAGCGTGAAGACGGATTTAATCGTGATCGCAAGTCACAGAGAGTTGTTAGGTATTGGCTATTCAAAAGGTAGTTAGCCGAGTCTCAGCCACAACTTTCTCAAGTCCGATATATACCAAAAGTATATCCCTATTATGGATACATAAAAGAGCAAGTGCTGAGACGTTAGAGTAGTAAGTCGCAAACTACCGTTGTAATATACGGTAATGGTTGGCTCTCAAGGTCAACCAGATGATACGACTCGTTGTTAGGAGGCATCTCCTTTAGGCTGTCATGAAAGGGATAGTGCAGTGATGGACGTAACTGAAAATACTCTGACGAAACGATTGGTTCCCGTTAGGAACTTGCGATTGTAGCGTACTTGCCGAAAGGTGGGTGGATAAGAAGAGAACCCGTTAAGGGATAATTCTCCGAAAGTGCTACTGAAATGCTGTAATCTCAGGCGTTTATACGGATGTAGTTTAACTATTAGAATATCACCCTAACAGGTGAAGATGGCAGTGTGATCCTGTCTGTCCGTGCTAAGAATATTGAAAACGTTCAATATTCAAAATATCAGACAAAATGCCACAATTAACTGCAATTGTGGCATTTTTTTTGTCTGGTATTTAATTTGTAGAGAATTGATTGAAATAATTTTATTAAAAGTTTAATTTATTATGAGAAAAGATTTTTTTAGCTCATTTTTCGACAGTTTCTTCAATGAAGACAGTTTCCATTTATCGATAAGTGGAAAATTGGGTGAGGATTTATCATTTCCCCAAGATGATAATAAAAACTTCAATAAAACAGAAGAAATTTCAGAAACAGAAACACACACAATAAAAAAAGAAGTGTGGACAAACATCAATGGTGGTCAAAGATTCGAAAGAACCACAAAACAAACAAAATCAAAAGCACAGTTAAAACCATCAAAAGATGAGTTAACACTTAAGCTGAATGAAGCAATACAAGCACAGGACTTTGAAAAAGCTTGTACGCTTAGAGACGAGATTAAACTATTGAAATAATCAAGTCCGATTTATGGCAGGTGCATCTGACCATAATTAATAGGTCAATTCTACGTGACCTCTGGTAAACCTCATTGTTAATTCAGTGAGGTTTTTTTATTTTTTAAACTTCGTGTTGTATTTATAAGTAATATAAGAAGACCAAAATCAATGAATTCTTGTAACTCATTGGACGGTCATCAAGTTACATAAAAATATAACACAGATGTCATTTTTTACCAGACCAGATTTATCCGACACACAGTTCAAACAAATGACTGGTTCCACATTAACAATGTCGGGAACGACAAACTTTAGTGGAAAATTAAAATCAAAGGGTGTTGAGATTAATGCATCGATTACTGGCGCAACCAGTGGTGATGTGTTAACTTATGTTGGTGGAGGTAAAATAAAATTAACATCTGGAGCAGGAGCTTCAACATTTAATAGTATTAGACCAACAACACGTGCAGGAATACCAGTGGTTTCTGTAAGTGGATCGACAGTAACACAATTTTTGGAAGGATATTTCTTTCCATCAGTTCCACCAAATGCATTACTAACTGGTGGTGCTACTAGATATTTTGGAAATAATGCGTCTGTAAGCTTGTCATACACTGCAACAAGAAACACTTTACCTATCACATCAATTAAACTTGATGGTGTTGCATTTGCAATAACTAATGGTGGTAATACTCAATCTGGTAGTACTGGTAAGACACTTACGTTAGCTAATACGAATCAAACATTTACATTGGCAGTAAAGGACAGTGGTAATGTAACCACAAACGGAACAACTTCAATCGTATTCAGTCATAAGAGATATTTTTATGCTGATAGTGCAAACTTGATAGGATTGCCAAGTAGTGGTATTACAACAAATGTTAACTTACATGATCCTTCTGGTGCTGAATTTGCCACCACAAGAGTAAAATCATCTTTCAACGTAGTGTTGAGCAATCAGTTTTTCTATTATGTCATTCCAGTAACTTTTGGAACTCCTGCATTTACTATTAATGGATTATCTAATACTGATTTTTCTTCACAATCATTTACGCTTACAAATCCTTTCGGATATGCATCGTCATTTGTCGTGTGGAGAACAAATAGCTTACTAACTGGAACATTTAGTTTTGCCATATCATAATAACATGAAAAGAATAGAAAAAAACATATAATATGGGTTATCCGTTAGGTACAGTTTTAGCAGCACCAATAGTTGGTGGAAGTTCTGGTGATACGTATGGAACACATTACAGCTATTTGGGCGTGGGTGGATGGCAAGAATTCCAAACAGTAGCTCAAAGAGATGCAATACCTGTTGATACTTTAGGTGCTCTTGATGCGTCTGGATTAGGCTCAGGAAGAAGAAGATTAGGCATGTTAGTGTATGTCGCACAAACAGACACTATCTATCAATTATATTTACCGTATGCTACATGGACAGGTTTAACCACTGTTGGAAAAGTTAGTGCGTTAGCGAATAATGCCAACTGGAATTTATTTTCAAGCGGTGGTGGTGATGCAACAAAAAAGAAATATCAACAAACAGCACACTCATTTTCTGTTGGTAATGTTGTTTCTTTTAATGGAACTTCATTTGTAAAGGGTATTGCCAGCGTTGCAAATACATACGAATTTTTGGGTGTTGTAAGCAATGTAATAGATGCAAACAATTTCACGTTAACATATTCTGGTTTTATCGATTTAGCTGCAGTAACAGGTCTTAGTGCTAATACTGTTTATTATGTTTCTCCAGCAATTGCTGGTGCGATAACACCAATAGAACCATTCAATGCTGGCGAAACTTCAAAACCAATTATAATTACACAACAATCTAACAAAGGTTTAGTAATAAGTGATAGAGGTTTTACTGTTTCTGGTGTCGGTGGTGCAACAGGAGGAACTGGTAATGGATTAAGAATACAAAGAACAACGATAACTGGTAGTGCTCATGGATTTGTACTTGGTGATGTTGTTGAATATAGTGGTAGTACCTATCAAAAAGCAATTGCAAGCAGAGCATCTGATTTTCCAATTGGTATTGTAAATAGCGTTATAAGTCCAACTTCATTTATTGTTTGTTTTGGTGGATATATAGATGGGATGACATCAGCATTCGATTCAACCGGAACTAAGCATTTGTCTGGTAGTACCATCTATTACTTGTCTCCAACAGTTGCAGGTAAATTGACAAAAACAAAACCTACTGCTCCAACACATATAGTAAAACCAATTTATCAATCAATCACGACTGATGATGGTGTTGTAATTAATTCAACAGGAATAAAAACATACATTCCAATTTCGGGAGTAACTGGTTTAACTGCTGCATTAAATTTAAAGGTTAATACTTCACTAATTGGTGCAGCTAATGGTATCCCACCATTGAATGCAAGTAGCATTATACCAATTCAATATATTCCTGCGGGATTAAAAGAAGAATTTGTTGTTCCAACAATTGCAGCTAGAAACAGTAAATTTTATGCGTCTGGTGGTACTGGTACTACGGGACAAACTATGTCCTTTAGAGGATTAAAAGTGTTTGTTCTTAATGCTACTGGTGGTCAACCACAAGTTCCACCCGGATATACTGGTTCATCAGAATTTATAGATACGACTGGTTTCTTGAAGTGGTCAGCGACCACGATGAGTGTATTCATTCAGTGGAATGATATTCAAGCAAAACCAAATTTAGTAAATAGAGTTTTAGCTGGAACTGGTATTACGGCATCTAATAATGGAACAGGAAATACTAGAGTTGATGTCAGATACGATAATAAATATATAAACATAACCAGTACTGGTAATAGCTTGCAAGTCAAGCAATCTTCCATAGATGCAACGAGAGTTAAATTTCAAGGAAGTAGTGGCAGTACTGGACAATATATAACAAGGGGAACTGGTAATACATTTCAAGCGATTACATTACCTGCAGCCGTTATAGGTGCTGCGGAAGATGGATCATATCTTGATGGTGCATATCCTGATTTTGTTCCTACAACTCCAGTAGGGACAGCTATTGATAGATTCAATGAGTTATTTTTAACTGTTTTACCTGCACCTCCTGCAGTATTATCTAGTATTGATGGTGCTAGTGCTTTTGTAACAGGTAAGCTATCTTGGGGTGTTTCTAGAAACGACATCAGCTTCGTCAACGTAGGAACCAATGCAGGTAACTCTCCAGTCGATATAAACGGTTCATACCCTATTACTGGTAATAGACTAGGTATCACTAAAACTGCTGTCAGTGGGGTTTTAAATAGCTCTGTGGTGGGTAATATAAGTGGTATACCATATTACGATGGAGCATTCTATAATGGTGATAAGGGCAAGCTTGTAATGTTCAGAAATGGTGTAAATGTAGGACAATTAGTGTTGAGTGGAACTACTGGTGCAACTGCTAGTTTAAGATTTAACGTTAGTGCTGTTAGTCAAGTAAAAACTCCTAGTGGCAATAATGTTCCAATGTTAAAATATAGAACAGGCACATATAGTATTCCTATAAGTGGAATGTCGAACGGATATAATTACGTTCAAATATTTCATAGTGCTTCTACATTTAACGTTCAAACGAATTTCGTTGAATTCGTATATGATCCTGATAATAATAATCTTACTGCTGCTGGTACTGGTTTAACAAACATAACATTAACTGGAACGAAAAATATTTCAGGTGTTAAATACCATACGAGTGGTAGTGTTGACTACAGTGCAACAATATCCAACGCATATAAAAACGTATACAGTTCATCATCAAATGCAATTGATTTTAATTCAAAAATAAATCTTGGAGCGTTAAATAAAATGCTTATAACTGGTGCTGGTATTGTGGCTAGAACAGGTGGAACATTACAAACATTTCCAATTCTTAATACGGCAGCATCTAATCCACAAAACACTGCTATAGCTATAGCAGCAACATTCCCTATTACTGCAACAACATTATTGGGTAGTGTTGGAAATCTTGGAAAGGTAACTGCGGGTATATCTGTAGCACATCCATTCACTGCTCAACAAATTAATGCTGGTGGTGTAGATACTAAAACAGGATTCCTAATCAATGGTACAACACAAGCTAACACATTGAATTCAGAAAACTTTACGGGTGAGGTTAATAGATTGGAAGCTCGTGATTATGTATCCTTCACATATGCAAATGTAAATGCTGGAACATATAACTGGGATTCAACACAAAGTTTAATTGGTGTTAATCCACAACACAATACAGGTCTTCTGGTATTCAATGATGAATTGTTATATCCTAATTCCTCTGCATTAACTTCCTTATATGGAATTACTACAGGTAATTTTGCTGCAGTGACAAATAGTCCAGTAGCAAACGTGAATTATACATCTGCTAGTGGAATAAGAAGTCACTACAGAAAATTCACTTCTGGAAGTGGTGGTGTTCAATCGACATTAACATTCACTATTGATCATACTGGTTCATCAGGTGATTTCCTAACTAATGGTGGTACTGGTGGAACAGCATCTGGAAACAACATTAAGTTTGAATTCTTAATTATGAGAGCTAGTGGTGTAAAACATGGATGGTCTAATCCTTTTGCATCTAGTGGTAATCCAGAAGGTGTTGCAAACACATCAACATCTCAAGTAGGAACGTTGATGACAGTGAGTTGTTCATTATCTACAATTCCTAGAGTGGCATCTGGTGATTTTGTAATTGTAAGAATCTTCGCTGCAAGTGGTTATACAAATAGAATAACAAACGTAGCAATCACCAATATATAACATTATGAATATTAGATAAAATAAATGAGCTTAACAACACAAAATACTGATTTGATTGCATTTAAGAAATTAAGTGGAAAGGTACATACTCAACAAACTTTTGGTGTGGCAGAAGAGGGTATTTCTTCAAACATTCAATCAGCATATGCAACCATTTTTGGTAACCCTATTGTCGCTTTACCTGCAACAACTTCTGGTTTAACTTCACTTTATAGTTCTAACAATATAGTAGAAAGAGTTAAGTTTCAGATTGACATTATTGCTGATACTCAAATTGGTGCAAACAGATCACAAGGATATAGACTAAAGTTACCGTCAGATTATAATGCTAGTGGCAAATTGTTTCCACAATTTAGTGCTGGAACATACCTACACACATCTCAAGGTAAACTTCAAATAATTCCACCATCATTTGGTAAACTTAAATCAGATGGTACTACGGAATATGATCCAATTTTATACCAAACCAATGGTTCAACTATAATCAGTAGATATGATCCAATCAATTGGTATTTCGATCCGTACAGTGGTATTTTATTCGTTCAAGACCCACCTGCAGGATATGATATAAGTGCATCTAGACCGGGATATTTGGAAGCATTCTTATATGTTGGTCAGTATTTGGATAAAATATTTTTAAACAACACGACTAATTTCAAAAGTATTGCAACATATGCATCAACTGGTAACGTTACTCCATTAAGTGGAAATGCTACTATTGATGGATTTGCTGTTGTTACTGGAGATATTATTCTATTAAAAAATCAAGCAACAGGAATAGAGAATGGTACATACGTTGCAAATACTGCGGGTGCTTGGAGTAGAACTTCTGATTTAGCTGCAGGTACTACGATCAATAAGATAATGATTTTTGTTCAGAAGGGAAATACTCAAGGAAATACTTTCTGGTCAACGACTAATACGACACCCGCAGTAATAGGGTCTTCAACATTAGGATTTTTATTAGGTGGATATAATGGTGTGAATGGGTTAACAAGAACTGGTGGTAACATTGGTTTGGGTGGAACATTAACAGGTAACACAACAATCAATGGTGGTGGAAAAAATTTAAATATTGGTACAGGTGGTTCTTCAATAAAACAAATGAATTTCGTGGCAACAGGAAGTTCAGATATTCAGTTTGGTAGTGATGCATATATTCATGATAGTGATGGTTTAAGTAGTGTATATATATCGAATACTAGTGGTATTGAACTTAATCGAAGTGGCTTTGGACTAAACAAAGTTTATATAAACGATAGTTATGGATTTAGAGCACAGGTTAATAATGTGAATAACTCATTAGCATTGGTGAATACAACAACTCAATTCAATATTGCATATAGCGCATCAACAATTGGGTCAGGTGTTTCAAACTATAGAGGTTTAGAATATCTTGGAGATTATTCAACACATTATTCCTCTAGATCATTAGTTGATAAAGCATATGCTGATAACATTGCAAGTACTAGCGGTTGGAGAGTAGCAGGTACAACCATATTAACGTCAGGGGCTTTAATTAATTTAGGAAATAACACACTTCAATTTAATTCATTTTCTGGTGGTTCTGGTGGTTTTTATACTACTACGTATGGTGGTGGTATAGGATTTACTGAACATGGTGGTGGTATATATTTTAATGAGGTTACTACTGGTGGACTTCATTTTCAATCTCATGGTGGAAGTACAAGATTCGATGAATATGCTGGTGGTGGTATATCATATTTTGATCATGGTCAGGGTGGTATGAATTTTAATTCTGATGGTGGTGGTTTCTTTTTTAGCGATACTTTAAATGGTGGATTTTATGTTGACGCTGGTTCTACATCAGTACCATCAGCAAGTGCTCAAATTGGATTAACTGCAAAATCAAATCCCGGTGTTTCAAGATTCACATCTCTTTATGTGACTCCAGATAGTGCATATGTTCAAAGTAATTTAGCAACATTTGCGGGTTTTACTTATGACGTTGATTACTCTGCAAACTTTACACCAAGATCATTAGTAGATAAAGCATACGTAACAGGTTTAACATCTGGCGGTGGTTCTGTAACAGCTAATAACGGATTAAAAAAATCTGGTGCAAATATTCTTTTGGGTGGAGCATTAACAGGAGCCACAACAATAGGTTTAGGTGTTAATAGTTTAACATTTACTGGTACAACAGGTACTTTGAAATACGGTACTAATTTATCAGGTAACTACACACCAAGATCATTGGTTGATAAAGGTTATGTAACTGGTAATACATTAACTGGAGTAACGACCCCTTTCATATATGACACACAAACTGCAGTTCCAAATGTATTCTCATACAAAACAAATACGGATATTCTTGGACAAGGTACAATTACATTAACTAATGGTTCATCGTCAATTGTTGGTAATGGCACTAATTTTTTAGATGCCACAACAGGTCGTGGTTTATCATATTGGTTTGCTCTTTGGGTTAAAGATTCGGCAAATAATTGGTATTACGTATTTCTTTCATCAATTGCAAACAATATTGGAGCAACGATGAGTTCAAACTATTCACGTGCTCAAATAAGAAATGGTTATAATTTTAACACAGCAACTTTCCAAGGTGTTACTGGTACATATAAATATTATATTGGTTCTCGAAACTGGTCAGATGGTTTATTTTCATTAGCACTTGGTAATAATTCATACGCAGATAATTTTTCAACAGCCATTGGTTCATCTGCTGTTGCTACTG